CCTAAAGCTCCTGCTCCTATCCCTGTGTTATTATCACCCTCAGTAGCAGCGCCCATAGCAGATTTACCAACAGAAGTATTGCTTGCACCTGTAGTATTAGCATCTAAAGACTTGTACCCTACAGAAGTATTATCAGCGCCTGTTGTGTTTAATCGCATAGCGTCATAACCAACTGCTGTATTGTTATTTGCTGTAGTATTGTCACCTAAAGCAAGATATCCGAATGCAGTATTCTTAGCACCTGTAGTATTATCAAACATAGCACCATGACCAACTGTTGTATTATTTTCACCTGTAGTGTTATTTGCTAATGCACTTGTTCCTAATACTGCATTTGAATGCCCTGTGGTGTTATCCGTCATAGCATCATAACCAACTGCTGCGTTGTTATAACCTGTAGTATTTGCTCGTAAAGCATTTTTACCTACAGCCACGTTTGGAGTTCCTGTGGTGTTGTAGTACAGTGCATAAGTACCAACTGCGGTATTGTTAGAAGCTGTTGTGTTATTGGCTAAGGCTCCTGTACCAAAAGCAACATTACTAGAACCTGTTGTATTTGCAGACAATGCTGCCGAAGTATTACTTGTATGCTCACCACCAAACGCACTGTTAGAATAACCTGTTGTATTTGCATCTAAAGCTAAATATCCAAAAGCTGAGTTTGCTGTACCTGTGGTGTTTACATAAAGAGCTTTATAGCCAACTGCGGTGTTATTGTCTGCAGTAGTATTAGCACTTAAAGCAAGATTACCAACTGCTGTATTTCCATCACCTGTCGTACTAGCATCTAAAGTAGCATAACCTAATGCAGTATTATTAGTACCAGTTGTGTTTACTTTTAAAGCATTTTTACCAAAAGCACTATTATTAATTGCAGTTGTATTACTTTCTAATGCACCTGAACCAACCGCTGTATTGTCATACCCTGTGGTATTTGCTGTTAAAGCAGTATGACCGATTGCAGTATTAGAACTTGCAGTAGTATTTGCACCCAAAGCACCAACCCCAAGAGCAGCATTAAAACTACCTGTTGTATTAGAACCTAAACTACTTAAACCTAAAGCAGTGTTTTGAGTACCTGTTGTATTCGCATCTAAAGTATTTAGACCAATTGCAATATTATAATCACCTGTAGTATTTGCTGCTAAAGCACTTTTACCTATAGCAACATTACCATCACCTTCTGTTAAAGCTGCAAAAATATCTATACCTAATCCAGTATTACTATCTGCTGCATTAATCGTGCCTGTATCATTGTCTCCAATCATTATGGAGTTTGTACCAAAAGTTTTAAATGTTGGGCTTGCTATTGTAGCAAAACTTAAAGTTCCGCTACCATTTGTTGTTAGTGCTTGTCCGCTAGAACCATCAGATACATTTAATTCTGATACTCCTACTTGATTCTGTGCTATCTGTGTACTTGTTACTGAATTTCCTGCAAGTTCTACTGCGGATACTGAGTTTACTGCAAGTTTTGCATTTGTTACTTGGTCATCTCCAATATGTATTGTATCAATAGAACCAGTGACTAACTCACTTGAATCTACTGAGTTTGCAGCGATCTCTGCAGAGCCAACTGCATTTGCTGCAATGGAAGTAGCTGTTACTGCATTTGCTCCTACGTCAGTAAGAGTTGTAATTTGATTTATAACTACTTCAATATTACCTGTTCCACTTGGTGGAGCTTCTGAGAAAGTAAGTGTTGTACCACTTACAGCATATGTTCCTTTTGGCTGATATACACCGCCAACATATACTTGCGTATTTTCTTCTTTTACAGGATCTAGCGATAATGTAAATGCTGTTGTAGAAGCATTACCATTAAATGTGTCAACTGTTGAAGCTTTACCCATTACAACACCACCAATTGTGTATGCTATAACCTTTGTTCCGTTTGCTGGTGCAGTATCAAATGTAAGAGTTGTGCTGCTTACATTAAATGCATCAGCGTTTTGGTATACACCATCTATAAATACAATTAAGTCTGTGTCTGATCCTGGTGCTTTTGAAAGTGTAAATGCTGTTGTAGAGCCATCTCCATTATACGAGTTATGATTAAATGCTCCGCCTGTTGTTAAGTTTGCTAGATTATTTACTTCTACACTTGTTCCGTTTGGTGGTGCAGCACTAAATGTTACTGTTGAGCCAGATGTTGAATAAGCTCCTTTTTCTTGATAAACACCATCTATAAACACCCAAGTTAGATTTTCATTTGTTATTGTTGTTCCAGTATTAAAAGCTGTTGTTGAGCCGTCTCCAGAGCCTTCATAAACAGCAACAGTTTGATTTAAACCAATACCACCAGATCCACCTCCACCAGAGATTGTCTGATTTGATACATTTGTTATTCTTCCTTGTGCATCTACTGTAATTTGTGGTGAAACAGTTGTAGAACCATATGTTCCCGCTGTTACTGCTGTATCTGCAAGTTTTGCTGCACTGACTGCATCGTCTGCTAGTTTAGCTGTTGTTATTGCCCCATCTGCTACAGTTGCTGTACCGTTTGAAGCTGATGTTATACGACCATCTGCATCGACTGTTATGTCGGCATTTGTATAAGCACCGGCTGTTACTGCAGTAGCTGCGAGTTCACTCGCTCCAACTGCTCCAGTTGCTATATGTGTTGCGGTTACAGCATTTGCTGATATTCCTGTTGTTCCTGTAATTGTAATAGTATCAGTACTAGCATTAGTTGTAAGTGTAATTCCTGTTCCACCTACGAGTGTTAATGTGTCTGTAGAAGAGTCTGCAACTACACTACTCTGTCCTGAGATAGCAATAGTTTTAAAACTATCTGAAGCACTACCACCACCTGAAATAGTAGAAAAAGATAATGTTCCACTACCATCAGTTGTAAGTGCTTGTCCACTAGAACCATCTGATACATTTAACTGGTCTATACCAATTTGGTTATCATCAATGTGTCGAGTAAGAATACTATTTGATGCTATTTTTGTTCCGTCAATAGCGTTGTCTGCAACATTTGCTGTAGCAATAGTGTTTGCTGCTATTTGTGTTGTTGTAATTGTTGCATCAGCTATTTGATCTGCTGTGACTTGATTATCGTCTATATGTCTAGTAAGAATACTATTTTGTGCAATCTTAGTACCATCTACTGCATTATCTGCAATGTTTCCTGTTGCAATAGTATTTGCAGCAATCTGAGTTGTAGTAACTGTAGCGTCTGCTATTTGATCTGCTGTTACTTGGTTATCATCAATGTGTTTTGTAAGAATTGAGTTTTGAGCAATCTTTGCTGAAGTTACAGCATTTGTTGCTATTTGATCGCTGTCTACTTTGCCATCTGCTATTGCGTCTGAAACAGAGTAAGCGGCTGAACCCATGTAACCATGTGATGAACATTGATAGTATAAAACTTGAGGAGTAGATGTGCTGACAGCAATCTGTGTGTATGCTCCAGAAGAACCCGGAGTACCATTTGTTGTAACGCCCGTTGTATAAGCAGTTGTTTTATCTGCTTCTAAATAAAATCGTAGAGGATGTGAACTATTACTTGAATCTGCTTGATCAAATTTATATGTGTTTCCAGGAATAAGGAGTAAGAAAGGACTTTCTAAACCATCAATAGTATAACCACTAGAACTACCAGTACCATTTTGAGGGTGAGCGGCAGTTTTAGTAACAACCTTTACTTCGTAAGTTTGTGTTCCAAAGGCATTAATGCCCTGTGGAGCATATGTTAGTATTGAGTCACCACTCGTATTACCATCAACGTGTTTTCTTAAGAAAAACTTTCCGTCTTTAGTATTGATACCCATTTCTCCCAACGCAAGGTTGGAAGTAGTAGGATTTGCACCAGCGGTATTTGAACGCTTTAATTGTATTGTAGCCATATTTATGGTTGTCCTGTCTTACTCTATATAGAGATTCCTTAGAATGTTCCTCCGTCAATTGAGTTTGTCCACTCAACATCATTTCCAGAAGAGTTTAATTGTAATAAGTAGTTTGCACCACCTGAAGAAGCTGCTAATCGTTTGTAACCGCCGTCTGACGCTTTACCAATTAACAAGTCACCAAGTGCTGTTGTTGTTACATCACCTTTTAACTTAATTTGATCTGCTGTTACAGATAGAGTTACTGCGTCTGGAACTACATTAATTGTATTTCCAGATTTTGTCATACCATTCCCTGCTGTTATTTGACCAGCACCTGAGAATTGTGTAAATGTTAAATCTGTAGTATTAAGAGTGATTACATTATTTGTTGTAAGTACATAACCTTGGTCTCCGTTAGCAGTACCTTCTTCAACCCATACAAACATACCAGAAGTAACTTCTGCACTTGCATTTGCATCAGTTGAACGAGCAGGTGTACCACCTGAAGCAACTGCTACATAGATACCATTTTCAGAGGCATCTGTTTGGTTTTTAAGAAGAACCCTATCGCCAGCTACAAGAGTAACGCCATCAATTGCGTCACCTGCTTCTAGTCCAGAAGAGCCTGCTGTTAAAGAAACGTTTGCTGTTGAAGCTACATGCACTGAATCTTTAATATCAAGTGCTTGTTTTACTGCGTCAACATATCCTTTTGTTACAAGAGTAAGTGCATTTTGTCCACTTCTATCATCATAACCTGAAGGAACTTTAACTGTACCTGTACCATTTGGAGATAGTGTTATATCACCATTTGAATTTGTGCTAGAGATTGTATTTGCATTGATATTAATGTTATCGACATCTAAGTCACCAGTAATATCTGTAGCGGCTGTAACTGCAAAGGTTGTGCCGTCAAATGTAAAGTTGGCATCATCTTCAAGTTCGCCAGATGTACCTGCAATAACAATTCTATTGTTTGTTAAGTCAGAAACTTTTGCAGTTGACATTGTAGTTGAACCAACACCAAGTGATCCACTAATATCTGCATTACCATTGATATCAATAGTTGTTGCAGTAATGTCGACTTCTGTGTCAGCTGCGATTGCTAATGTACCGTCTGAAGGAGAAGATACGCTTAGTGCAGAGTCTCTGAATCGTAAAGCCATTGAGCTGTTCAGCATTAAAGCTGTATCAGCAACGTGTGTTAATGTTACATCATTATCAGCACCAAATCCTAAGACTGCTGAATCGCTGTCAAGTTTAAGGTCATTGCTAATATTAACTGATGTTGAAGCATTGATATCAACAACTGGTGCTGTGATTTCAATTTCTGTATCGGCGTCTACATCTAATTGTCCGTCTGTGCTAGAGTTAATGCCGATTGCAGAATCTCTAAATTGTAGTGCCATGCCTGAGTTAAGGCGTAATGCAGTATCAGCAACGTGTGTAAGTGTTACATCTCCGTCTGCTCCAAAAGATACTACTTGACCATCAGTATCAAATTGTACTGTTGGTGCTGTGATTTCTAATAATGTATCTGCATTGATGTCTAATTGTCCGTCTGCAGAAGATCCGATGCTTAGTGCTGAATCTCTGAACTGGAAAACGCTAGTGCTATTTAGAAGTAAACCAGTATCGGCAACATGAGTTAGGTTAACTTCTGAATCTGCTCCAAAGTTTAAGACGGCTGCATCTGAAAGTAAAGATACATCATCTGCGAATGTAGTGTCTTGTCCGACTACTATCTTTTCGCTGGAATTTGTTGTTACGAATTTTAAGTAAGAAGTTGAACCTTCTTTAATATCAAGAGAAGCTGCGTTATTGTCGATAATAGACATTACGTTTGCTTGAGCATCTAAATCTATTGTACCACCGTGAGTAATTATTAAATTACCTGTAGGAGCAATAGTAAGAGTACCACTTGATGTAGAAATAGTGTTACTAGAACCAGTAACTACAATGTTACCACTTAGTAATTCGTTTATCTTTTTATTGGAGTCAACAATTAATGCTGAACTCGCTGTGTTCGTACCATGTACATGGTCGAGCATATCGGTAAAATATTTACCACCGATTATTAGATTACTGCCATCGGCAGGATTACCTATAAATAATCTGGAACCAGCACCACCTTGTGCGCCCGCTCCGCCTGTATAAGCTAACTCACCAGCAGTAAGGCTACTTGGAGCCGAAGTACCTGTGGATCTTTTTATCTTAATTGTTGTTGCCATTTTATTTTCCTAATGGAGTCCTAAAAACTCCCCGCATCTACTGTTTCCATGTCGCCTGTTGCTTGTGCTAGGGGTACGAACTGAAAAACGTTTGATGATGTTTCTCTGTAAACTTTGAGCTGATTATCATTCAGATCATAAAAGAAGTCGCCTTCTGATAAATTTGTAGTACCTGCATTGGGTACGTCATTTCCTCTAAAAAATTGGTCTGCTAATTGTTCTAACGCATCCTGTACGTTAGTAGCAGTGATAACATTATGAGGTGTAAATGTTAAGTTGAGCAGCATTAGTAGAAGCATCTGTTGGTGAGATTGCACTCACGCTTACGCTTGTTACATCTTCTACTACTGTAATTGTTGTTGCCATTTAAAATGTACTCCCATCTAATGTATCCATGTCTCCCTCTGCTTCGAGTAGAATTTGCCATGCACCATCTCTATAAACTTTTAATTGATTTGTATTTGTATTGTAAAATAAATCTCCATTGTCAAGATAAGTTTCACTACTTGTAGTAGGATCTGTGTCTCCTCTTGAGAATTGAGATTCTAATTGTTCTATTGCGTCTTGTACATTTGCTACTGATACTGTGTTATGTGTAGTTGAAACTACATCACTTGCTACAAATGCACGAAAATATTGTTCTACTTGTATCGTTTGTGAAGTTGTCGTAATGTTTGCAATTACATCATTGAGTGCACTTTCTGTAATAGAAATTGTAGGATGAGCTGCAATAACATCTGTTCTTGCAAGTCTATTTTGCCCTATACGGCTCATCTTGTTACTTCACCAGAGACAGTAGCTGTTCCCTGTATAAGTCTTTGTGAGGTAGTACTTGTAAATAACTCTAAGTCATAGTAATACTGTCCAACATCTATATCGTCTGTTAATGTATTTGCAAGTGCCATAGTCAGTATTCCGCTAGTAGCATTTGATATTGTACAAGTGAACGTAGCTGTAAGAGTACTAGAATCGATTGTGGGGCGCATCTGTGCACGTGCACTAAAGCCTGTAAGATTTTTTGCGGATCCATCTTCTTGAACAGTAAGCTGTAACGAGAAATCTGATCCCTGATCTATTTTTATGTTGTAATTACCAGCACTCATGGTTATTTCTTATACCTCCAATGAATTAATTATACCAAAAAATCACACCTGATGTCAAGGATTATTTTTGGAATGTGAAATCGTTATCCTTTATCCTTTGGGATATTTATCTTTTACTGCTTTCCTACCTAGATAGAAGGTTGACGTTTTTGCGTCATCACCAAGCTTGCCATTATCTATATCATGGTAAAGTTTATCTAACTGATCTGCTAAAGTTTCATAGTATGCGGCTCTTTTTGTTTGAGGAGTCGCACCACTTTTTGCTAAATTTACATTCATTATGCATACCTCGATACTGTGATTACATTATAGTAATCTTTGTATTTATCTTTTTTAAATTCTATTTCAAAATCTCCAGCTTCCTGAGCTGTAAATGTTAATGTTGTATCTGACATTGTTCCTGCTGAAGTTCCATCTAAAAACACTTCGGTTCCTGCAGGTACGCCTGTTACAGTAACGGTGCTATCAACGCTTGGTGTAGTTGTGCTGTAGGAAGGATCAAAAACTGCTTTTTCTACAACTGCATCACCATCTGCATTAATATGCCAATCTTCTCCATTAGGTACAGCTGAGCAGTCATAAGTTAAAAAATCATAGTTATGAGAAGATTTTTGTTCTGTTTTTATTTCGTCAGTCACATTTGCAGTGCATGACCAAGCAATTTCTTTATTACTGTCATAAAAAATGTTATATATCATAGTCCGAGTCCTCCTGTGTAATCGGGTTCATTAAAAATTATATATGAGTAGTATACGGAATCTCCTCCAGTTAGCATAAATCTTCTTATTTTTAAATCTGAGGAACTTGGAGTTACAAATATTCCATAAGGTACTAATTGAATCTCAGCAATACCTTCTGGATAAGTAATACTAACCATATGACTATATCTAGGGTCGAACACTTTTGTTGCAACTCCACCACTTATTTCAGCTTGTGTACACCATCTTACTGCAAATAAAGGAGTATATCCTAAATTATGCGTAATTGTTGCTTGCGCATTTGCTGTTGTACCTAATATTCCTTCTCCTGCGTCATATATTACAGGTGAATTACCTGCTCTTGAGTCAAAAGCTAGTGGATTTGTAGTTGTAAGTACATCTTCTCCTGTTCTTGAAACATAGAGTCCATGCCCTCCGCTTGCTCTTTTTCCTGCTAATATTCTATTTGCCATGATTAATATAATGCGTTAGTACTTAATTTTTTAAATACTACTACATCGTAGGTATCTCCCGTACCAAGTCTGTTTATTGTTGCACTTGTAGCTCCTATCGAAGAAAAATTTGCTCCTCGTTCAAAGTCACTACTTGATGCATTTGATTGTGAATTTTTAGCAGTATACAAAAAGTTACTACTACCTAAATTTTGATAACTCAAGCTAGCACTAGTTGCACTGCTTAAATTTACTGTGTTTTTTGTAACTGGAGCAGTGCTTCCAGTTCCTCCTGAAAAAGGTACAGCTTGATGTGTGCCTTTTGTTACAAAAGAACTTCCTGTTTCTCCTGAGTCTGTATAAAATAATAATTTACTTTTATTACAAGTAAGAACATTTTGTCCTGATTCAGAAACATATAATCCATATCCGCCTGTTGCTCGATTTCCTATTAATACTCTATTTGCCATGATTAAAAATATGTACTATTCATATAGCCGTAGGCACAAGGAATTTTTAAAACAACAAACTCTAAGTCGGTGCAAGCTTGTGTACCTCCTGTATTACTACCATAATCTCCTGAAGAAGTTCTTCTTACTTCTAATACTCCGTCAACATTATTTGCAGGAAACGGTCTTATTAAAGCAGGTGTTAAAGTGCTACTGGTATAAGTAAACATTGAAACATTATTCTGTGTTAATTGAATTTGAGCAGCTCCTTGGCTTTTTGATCCCCAGTTCCATACTCTATTCTCAGCTTCAGATGTAATTACTAAAGGAATATATCCTAGATTATCTTTGCTTCCGGTTGTTAAGAAATTTAAACTACTTGAAAGAGAAGATTGAGAACCTCCTGCATATACTAGATGTCCTGCACTCGCTTTTCCATTAGAACTAAATAATAAATCTTTATTATCGCAAGTAAGTACATTACTATTTGCTTTTGAAACATATAGTCCATATCCTCCGCTTGCTCTATTTCCTATTAATACTCTATTTGCCATTAGTCTGCTATGATTATCCTTGCTCCACTTGAGCTATTTGCTTCTATTAATATTGAATTACTTGATATTGTAGAACTTGTATCTAATGAAAAAGTGCTTGAAGTAAGTTTTATCTTTCCTGCACTTAGAGTAGTTCCACTAATATGCCCTAAATTTACCCCATTTCTTATATCTCCAGTTGAGTCTTGGTTAGCTGTTGCTCCAGCTGCTGCACCACTTGCCACTGTACCTGCTGCTGTTCCATTTACTGAACCCGTTAAGTTTCCACTTAATATAGTAGCAGTTGAGTCTGTGTTTGCTCCAAGCGCTGATGCGCTTACTGTTCCACCGCCTGCTCCACTTAATACACCACTCGCACTTATTGAAATTTGACTATTTGTTAAAGATGCAATACTTGTTAAACCTGTACCACCCGAACTTGCAGGAAGTGTTCCTGCTATTAGATTTGATGTAAGTGATATTTCTCCTGCTTGAATTTGGTTTGCAGTAATACTATTTGCTGTTATCTTTCCACCATCAATAGTTGTTGTTCCTGCATTCACTACAGTTGCTGGATTATAAGTAGTTGATCCATCTGTTAGATTACTACTTGAAAAAGTTACAAGTCCACTAAATCCAATACCTTGTTGTGAAGATTGAAAAGTTAAGTTACTTCCCGATGCTGTGTCTCCACCTGCTGTATTTTCAGTTGCTGTAAAGTATGAATACCAATATTTATTTGCATTTCCTGCTGCAAAGGTTGGTGGAGTTGTTGCCCACCCACTTGTTAATCCACTAAAGCTATTTGTACTAAAAGTATAACTTGAGGCAGAAGGAGTGCTAGGTGCACTTGATGAACTTGCTTGATGATACACAAAATGCGTAAGAGTCTTTGGCCCATCTGCTCCATCTGCTCCTACTACTCCTGCTGTAAGTGCATATATTATTTCGAAAGTGTAGACAGTTCCTGAACTTGTTACAACTTTTGCAATAATAGTATCTCTTACAACATCAGGTTTAAAACTTTGTTTAAATATAGAAGTTCCAGAGTATGCTCTCGGTACAACTGTATCAAGTTCTAAAGAAGTATCAGATGTTATTCTATTAATTCTTGCCATGAAACGAGTAGAACCTGCAGCTCCAACAATGAATAAATCACCTACGTTATAATCACTTAAGAAAGAAGTACTTGAACCTGTTACAGTTCCTTCTTCGTTTTCGATAGTTACAGTACCTGAAGCACTCGATATACCTGCATTTGATGCTCCGACTTCTGCAAAGTATTCAAAATTAAAAGCATTTCCATCAGCATCTTGTGCTGCTGTATCAGTTTTTAGCTCTACTGCTTTTAGATGATCCGAAGTTGCATCTGCATCAAATAATAAGTATGCTTCTGCACTTGCTCCCATTCCTGAAAACGCTTGCTGTGTATTTCCTGTACCTGTGCCAGAGAGTATAAATTCTTCTTCGTTTCTGGAAAAGAAAGTATAAGTAGGACGAACTAATTGTTGCGACTCCACTGCTTGAATCAATACTAAGTCCTGCATTGAGTGAGCCACCTGGAAACAGTCTTCCGATTTGTGTTGGACTTGGTAATGCTTGTTGATTACCTACCTCAATAGATTTTTGAACAACTGCTGATTTCATTTGCTCTGTGTTTATTGTTCTGATTCTAAAAGTAAAGACTCCATATGAAGTTAAAGGAATATCTATAAAACTTGTATCCTTTGTTGCAAATATTTTTTCGTAAACAGGTCTGCCACTTGCATTATGTTCTATCTCGTAGTAGTTTAAATGTTCATAAATAGAGTTAACAGCATTTCCTGAACTATCTGTTCGTATACTTGTTGGATGTTGCCATTGCAGTCTTATAATTTTTGCAGTTCCCGTTACGGATGTATCATCTTCTACACTAGGGTTTATATCTTGTTTTAGTGATAAAGTTACGGATTTTGGAACTGGCACTTCATCTGTATAAGAAGGGAGCGCTCTAATTGTTTGGTCTTGTTGTAATTTATATCCTCTGTCAACTAAATCGAACTTACTTGGTTCGTATTTTATGCCTATTATTTCATATCTTCCTCTGTCAGATTCATTTACTCCAGTAATTAAATATTGTTTTGCAGAGCCATCATCAAGTGACCCATCTGCTTTTATTTCTTTAATTGCCCAAGGCATATCTTGAGCAGGGGCACTACTAAATGCGCTTGATACTTGTATTGCAGTTACAGAACTTCCTGTGCTTGAAATAGTTTTAGTTTCAACTCTGCTATTTGGATTCCAATTTAATACTAATACATTTCCGCTATCATCAACAGCATTTGCTACCTCTGCGCTTGTATCAAGAGTTACTAAACTTCCGCCTACTGTTGCTTGGGGGATATAGTCTCCTCTTATGTATGAAATGCTATTAATTGTTGCGCTTTCTTGTCCAAGAAACGCACCGCCACTTGGATATACAATTGAAAGTTCAAAAGTATTACCGCCTGATAAGTTTATAGCACTATCTACATTAATTGTAGTAGTAGTATTACTAGAAGAGGTTCTTCCACTAAATCGTATATGATCTCTATCTGTGTCTTGTACATTTATCACATCTCCAGGTTTTAAAAATCCACCATTGAAACTAGTTTCAAAACTAATTCCTTCTGTTTCCATAATTTCTGAGAGAAGTGTCCACTTGCCAAATCTATGTGCTTGTCCTTTTGATGTGCATCCAAATGCTACAACATCTTTTGAAACTATTTTCCCAGTTTCTAGTATATTATTTGTATCTTCGACGATTTCTACTGCTTTCTTATACATAGAATCGGGATCATTCCATGTTACTCGTACTTGATTACTTCTATATTGAGATTTTGTGGATGTATATGCAAACTTTCCTGCAATTACATTTGCTTTTGAAAAAGTATATACAGGACTTTGAAATCTATTTTGAGAGAATTGTATTTCACCATTTAGCCAAAACATCATTCCTCGGAATATACTTGTGACGTCTTTTAATACTTTTAAAGCTTCTGCTGCTTGAGATAAGTACAAATTACATGTAAATCTTGGTTCTGTTCCTCCTTCTCCATCACTTACAAGTTCATCACAATATCTTGCAATTCTATACAATTCGTATTTATCAATTTGTGAAGCATCAAGATATTTTCCAACTCCATATCTATCGTTTGTTACTAAGTCATAAAATACCCATGCTGGATTATCTGTGTAAACTGGATGATGATTTACGTGTGCTCCATTAAAAGTTGATTTATCTCCTCTAAAATTTCCATCCCATTGTTGATAAGAATTTTCATCTGCTCCTGTAGTTACATTTCTATCATAACCTGCAACACTTCTATTTCCTTCTGTTCGAGGGAAATAATTTGTAGGAACTTGTAATAATCTTCCTCTTACTTCATAACCACGAACGGGTAATTTTCCAAAAGACTGTGCATCAAATATAAGTGCACCATAAGCAGATAAAGGATAAGAAAGTTTATCATCTACTATTGCTTCAATTGTTTGTAAGGTGCAAGGATTAGTATGATCGTAGTCGCCATGTCTTGCATTTGTAGGATTAACTCTTTCAACTTTTACTTGAAAATCTGAAAATGGTTGAAATTCTTCCATATTAATTGTAAAAGTTTCAATAAAGGGTGCTTTTGTCTCTGCTTCAACAAATCCAGTATTCATGCCTAAACGACCTCTAAAATTTGAAGTTCTTCTTCCTGTTGGTCTCCCGGAAATCTGTGAATTTGTTGGTCCAAAGATTTGTACTTCTGTAAAAGAAGAATCTCCTGCTCGTTTAAAACCTAGAAATATTCGTAGCTCAACATGTGCGGGAGCTTCATCTCCAGAGCTTTTTTTACTTGCAAGCATCATTGGAAATTTAAATGTTAATTTAAGTTTGTCTATTTCGGGCTGATTACTTATACCCATTGTACTTGCAGATATTGTAGTTGCGGAAGCGGTTGCATTTCCAGTTGTTGAGTGATATCCTCCACTTGTTATATTACTTTGACTTCCTGTTATAGACGATAAATCTGTTTGTTGTATTTCTGTATTTGCAGAATGAACTATTGAAGCACTTCCAACTCCTGGAAAACTTTGAAGTAATGGTTGACTTCGATATCCATTCATAAAAGCATATTGAAATGCTCCATGATTATAGATAGGAGTATCTCCAATATTTAATTTTGGAGTAGTTGTAAAAGCAGTAACATTTGATACATTTCTTGCATCTGTTCCTTGTGCTGATATATTTGATATGACTGCTGTTGTTGTATTTGTAATTGAAGCTATTTTTCCAACTTTATCTACTGTTCCGTCTACATTTGACACTGTTGTTGAAGCAGGTAGAGCTAGCTGTACAGAAGTTGCTGAAGTAAAAGCAATAACTTCTGAGCGAAGAACTCCTCCATTTACTCCTGCTCCTTTTACAGTTACAAACTGTTTCATTCCATCAACAGTTCCAGGAATATAAAGATCATTTGCATTAAAGAAACTTGAACTTGCAGTTACAGTATTACTTCCCTTTGTCATGCTTAATCCGCCAGTAATAGCTTTCTTTGCCCCTGCTATATTTATATATCTATCTCCATCATTTACGGATAGACCACTAAACATACTGTTTACATTATCAACAACAGTTAAGGAACTTGCTGTAAATGAAACATCTAGACTTTCTGCAATATTATGTTTTGTTCCAATAGACCCAATTGTTGCTGCTGTTTGATCTAGATATATTGAATCAGTGCCATTTACAAGTCCTTGGATAGGACCTTCTGATATAAGATCATATACAACAGCTGTTTGATATTCATTTGGATTATTTACTATTGATGAACTTGACCCTGCTCCTTGTGCTTGCCCACCATTTGTTAAGTCGTAAAATCTACCTAAATTTTTCATTTAAATTGTCCTGATGCTCCGTTTCCGCCGCCACCTGCTTTATTATGTCCATTTTCATCTTGGTGTTGATCTCCGTATGAGCCATTAGGTGAACTTGTATCAGGTGATATAATTGTATATCCTGTTTGTTGGTAATTTATTTTAGTATCTATAAATCCAATATTGGTAAGTGCGCCTCCTACTATGAGTTGTCCATAAAGTAGAGGCACTGGTATTCCTTGTTTTGTATTATTCTGTGGTCCATCAAAGAGATAACTGTCTCCTGCTTCTGAAGGACTTTCTGGTGTCATATACCCAACTACACCTGACATTGCAAGTCCCACACCTAGTGTTGATACTCCCCAAGATGCCACTTGAGTATACGTTGCATACTGTGCTTCTATCTCTAATGCTACCTGAGTCATGTCTGCACCAACTGCAGCTCCTTCTGCTGTAGCACTAGCTACGGCTTCAGCTTCTGCATTTGCAAATATATCTTTTATAAATCCAGGTCCATATATAATTAATAATGCTCCTGCAATAATCTTAAATGCATCACTAAAACTTCCAGCTCCTGCCGCTCTTGGTGTTATTACTACAATATCTTTTGGTTTTTCTAACATAACAGAGTAGCCATCTTCTAGTAGATCTTTTCCATTTAATATATCAAAGTCTAATCCTTTTTCATTACATTCTAGTATATATTGTTTGAATCCTTCTGTTTGGCAGTCTATTAGTTTAAATATATCACGAAAGCTAGACGTAGCCATATGCCAGTCTGTTCCAAACTTTTCTCCGAGTTCTCCCATTAACTTAACGTGGGTCATATATTTCTACTCCTTTTTCTGGGTATGATACAATTAAATATGGTATCTGCAATGCTTTTGCCATGTCTTTGTCATGCTTGCTTGGATGACAATTTTGCATATAGTGACTATGGACTATATATTTTATTTTAGAAATTAACTGATACTTACCTAAAACTTTTCCGTCAATTTCAAATTGATTTTCTTCTGTGGATATATTCTCACAAGGAATATATTTTTCTTCGTTATTTTCCTCAACAATAAGTCCACACATTTCACGAGGTGCCTCGGCAGCTGCCTGAGCAAATATTTGATCCAGAAATTTCACTTAAAGTTTTTTGAACCTGGAAAGGCTCCAAAAGGTAATGTTACTGTAGTATTTATTTCTGCTTTCGCTCTCGAAGTTGCTGAAGTAGCATCTACAGGCGAAAAGCCAAATCGTTTTCCACAAGATGATAATTTTTTACCACACTCATCTGCTCTTTTCCAAAAATTATTAAATCCTGGCGCATTTCCTGCATGGGTAACTTTTGTTTTCCAAGCATAAGTCTTTCCGCCACTTGCATAAGTAACAATGTCATTTAATTTATCATCAGTGTAAGCATTATAAGTTGTACTATTTGAATACGCTCCTTGATGTACTCTTACTCTATCAAATTTTGCATTTGAATCTGAAGGTGTTCCAAGTGCTGTTTTTGTACCTGCTGTATTTACTATCCAATATTCGGTTATACTAGCACTTGTAAAAGAGCCTGTAGTAGTTACCTTTACTGCTGTTCCTGTTGTTTTTATATAATCACTTACTGCAAAACTTGTTGCTCCTGAAGCTGTAGTATAATTTGTAAAACTTCCACTTGCAGGAACAATATATTCATCATCTAAAGTTACATATACTGTATGTTCAGTTCCATTTACTGCTGTTCCTGATGTAGTATAATTTTGACGAGTAAATTTACTTTCTTGATGCCAACTACATCCACCGCATTTTGCGTGCTCAGCTAAGTCTGGGCTTGCTCCTGTATACTCCCAAGGACATGCATTTGATACAATTTCTCTTGCTGGTATTTGTACTCCTTGTAAATCAAAAGGAGCAGTTAATTCATAAGAAAGATTTAAAGCATCTCTTGAGTTAATTTTTGATACTGTCCAGACTTGTCGTGTAAATTCTATCGGAGTATTTCCTGCGCCTGGATCAGAGCTTTCTCCCTGTAAATATCTTTTTAGTGTTAATCTTCGAATTATTTTTTTACCTAGTAAAGAGTCGTAGTCAGTTGTTCCTATTGCAGTTGAAAAAGTATTATCTATAATTGCAACATTAAAAACAGGTCTTGCTATTGCTCCTGTAGATTTAATATCAAAGCCATCCATTGTAATTGGAATTGGAGCATAGGTTCTTAAAGTGCTCGGAGAACTATAATCGTACATTTGTAAAGATGAACCATCAGAATCTTCTCCTCTTGTAAAGTATGCAAAAGATCCATCTGGTTTTTCTATTTCAAAAAGTTGAACAAGTTCGGAACCTGGCGATTGTTTTTGAAAATCACTTACTAGTGTCATGACTCGTAAACTCTCCTAAATGTTGCTGTTAATGTATAAAAATTCTCAAAAGCCCAAGTTTGATTCCAGCTAGAGCAAATGCAAAATATTGTTTCTGTGCTTGAGCCTTCATTGCTGTCCTCTAAACTAAACTTAAATTTATCTACTCCTTTCAGACTTTCAAAAAATGCAACAAGATCATCTATCTCTGCTTTTGGTCTTGTTGAAAAAGATATACTCATACTTTGATCAAGAATATTAATTCCGTCAGCTAATCGTTGTTCATATCCGTCTCCAAAGCTTGCAAGTAATACTCTTGGGGTATTTGATCGAGAGAGTCCTTTATCAGGTTGTACAGGCGCAGAGAATCCTGTTATATTTCCACCGTCTGCTTTAAATATTCCAAATGCCATGATCTATTAATAAGGGCTTAATGTGCCGCCTGGTCGTTGTTGTTTTTCAAGTTCTGTTTGTACTGCTGTTGATATTGCTCTTCCTAGTGCGTATGCTTGTTCTCCTCCACCTGTTGAAGAGGTTTCTCCTGTTGTCATATTTACATTTACACTGATATTGTTTCCACCCGCTCCACCAGACATTTCTACTGGTATGCTTCTTCCGTTTGGAAGTGGTACGACTGCTTCTGTTCCGTGAAGAGTTGCAGGGTATCCTGAGTCTGGTCCAGTTGATACTCCACCTGTTCCGAATGAACGATATCCAGGAGATTTCATTACTCCCCCTTCTCTACCTCCAAGTCCTCCGCCTGGAAAGAAAGGAATTGATCCCATGATTGCTATTGCTGCTTGTTGTGCAAGTACTTGTGCCATTGCAGATAGTATTGATTTTGTCATGTTTAAGAAAGCATCTTTTAGATTTGTTGTGCCTTCAATTAATCCTTGTATTGCTGTTGCCATTCCTTGTTCAAAGGAATCTCTGAATTGCATCTCAACTTGTGCTAATAAATCTGCTGTTGTTTCTGCTACTTTTAGCTTTGACTGAAGATTTTTTAAATTTGATTCTTCTACTGCTGCTTGCGTTGCATCGAGTTCTTGATCAGTTCCTGCTCTCAATCTTCTTGTTTCTTCTATGATTGCAATTTCTTCTTTTAAGTCCTTGACTTTTTGTTCTTTTTTAATTTGTCCTGCGGCAAGTTTTGATTGACCATGAAGAAGTCCCATGAGTTCTGTTTGTGAGTCTCTTTTCGAGTTTAACATTCGTAATTCTAATGACTGGAATTCTACTTGTTTCTGTTGGAAAGCTGTTATTAATGCTGTTCTTTGTGCTTCTGCTCGATCTTCTGCATTTTTAATTTCTGCCGTTTCTTTTAGTAATGCATTATATGCTTCTGTTCCAAGCATTTGTCTTATAGTTGCTGCATCCGTGCCATCTTCTATCTCTGCACCTTTAACTAACCCTGGAAACTTATCAGTAACATCTCCCATTTTTTGAAATGTTTCTATCATAGTTCCAAGAGCTGTTGTTGCTCCTGTTAAAGGTGTGCTTTTTGATACGAGCGATGTCATACCTTTTCCAAACTCATCTCCTGCATTTTTTATAAGTTGAGGTGCTTTTGAAAAATCTACTAAAATTTGAAGTTCTTTCATTAAGGCATTGTCAGGATCTTGTAATTCTGTAAATATTTGTCTAATAGCTTCTAAGTTTCCTGCATCTCTTTCTCTTGTGATATCGCCAATTATGCCTCTTAGTTGTTTTCCTTGATCTGACGTTTCTCCTACAATACCGATTCCTGCTTCTAGTTTGTCAAGAGCTCCTTGTATGACTCCTTGGTCTCCTTGAGATATAAAGTCGGAGGCTTGGGATATTGCTTCGATTTCATTAGCACCACCCATACCAAAATTAAAAATTCCTGCAGAGCCCATTGCTCTTAAGAGATTTCTTCCTATTCTTGCCGAGCTTTGTTTACCACTAGTACCGCTTGTTTTTTCTGTTCCAAGATTATCAAGATTGAATGTATTTCCCAAGTCTAAGGTTTCCATAAGTCTGGCTCTTTTAACTAAATTTGTAAAGGCATCGTCAGCTGTTAATAACTTGTTTGTTACATTTTCAATTTCGATAGCGGTCTGTTTAAAAGCTTCTGCTGTTCTTTCTTGTTCTTCTCTAAATTTTGCGACTGCAGGATCTTCTGTTGTTTTAATGAATTGTGCTAATACTCCTACTACAGAAAATAGTAGTCCAAGATACCCTATTGCTGTAATTGCTCTCATTGCCATTACACCCGCAAATTTAATAAATCCAAAAGCTTTACCAGCTTCTGCTTGCATAAGAGCAAGCTCAGCTTTCCACCTTAGTCCCATTCTTTTAAAGCCCATTGCACTATCCGCTTCTAGTTGAGCATTATGAGCTCTGATTATATTAAGAGATTTCAGAGACTCCATTCTTCTGCCTTGTTCATACTTTGAAAATTTTGTTGTATTTGCTTTTAAAGATCTTTCTAAGTTATTTGTTTGTGCTTTAGTATCTAAATTTCCAAATTTTGCTCTACCTTCTTTATTTAATATTTTATTCAAGTCTTTTCTAGCGCCTTTTGCTCCAGCTGCTAAGTCCATATCTGGCATTTGAGGAGTAATAGCGTTCATAATTCCAGAACCTAATAGTGCAAAAGCTCCTCCTAGAGCCACTACATTTCCTGCTAGCCCTTTTGCAATAAACTCTGCAACTCCTGTTAGACTGCCTTTAATAGTATTAATTAAATCATCAAAAGCTACTGCGAGTTTGTTAAATTCATTGAGTTCTGTATTAAATTCTGCAAATTTATCTTGACCCTGTCCTAATACTTCGTTTGCTACAGCTTGGGTTTTCTCAAAGATATTTAATTGATTTGCAGTTTTGCCGATTTCTCGTGCATATTTACTTGTTGCTGTTTCTAGTCTCAGAATAATACCTAATTCGTCTAGTAATTCTGGCTCGGCTTTTGTAACACCTCGTACTAATCGATTAAAAGAATCTGTTAAATCTCTACCCAATGCAATAGAAGCATTTTTTGCTATTTTTCCTAGTTCATTTAATTGTGCTCCACTTAATCCAGCAGCTCTACCAATAGCAGCTGATTGAGCAGCTTCAGCAAAAGCTAACTGTCCACCTGTTGCTTCACGTAATTGTCTTGTAAGAGTCTTTAAGGAGTCTCCAGTTACTGTTGCATACTCCATTTGACCTTCCACTAATATTCTATAATTAGCTGCGTCTTGTAAAAATCTAAAAGCGGCTCCAATCGCAAATATATTAGCTGCTAAGGTAGCATAAGCGGGCACAAGTCCTCCTGTAATGCCTTGTGACATTTTGGAGAAGTTCTTAGTTGAGTTTGAAGAAGCACGAGCGGCTCCTTTTAATTGTCGGTCAGCAGATTGAGCACTTTTACCTAACTTTTCTGTTGATTTTGATGCTTTCTTTGCGCCTGCATCTAGCATTTTAAAGTACCATTATCGGTAACTTCAAAAGTAATAGTTGCTCCCTTTTTTCTTTTAGCCATATTTATCTTGGTATATTTGCAGAATTAATTCCGCCTTTGCCTGCTTTAGCTTTATTTTCTTGTGCTTTTCTTTTTCTCTCTTGAGACTTATTTATCTTTCCTGTGTTTCGGGCTTCATGTGTTTTATAAAGTACAAGCAAGTTTTTTTATCTTTTACTTGCCATATATCAAGTAGTGTTCCTATAGAAGAAAAATCTTTTCCCATATAAGAACCGCTCATACCATCCCAACGATCTGGCAAAAGATCATGCAATAAAAAAGCCACCTGAACTTCAAGAGGGTAATCCTCTGTAGTTGGTGGCATTTCATCGGGGTCGGGCAAATCTCCTCTCTGTTCACATAGGTCTAAGTAAACGTCGAGTTCGAGTTGTCCGTCTTTATATTGTTTGTCAAAGAGACCAAGTATTTGTCTTACTTGGCTCTGGTAAAATTTTCTAAATCACCTGTTACTTCTGTAACCCAAGTATCGAAATCAGCTGCATTTTTCATCAGCGTTTCAGCATTTTCTTGAGAAAATACAAGTTCATCATCGGGATCAAGACTACTAATGTCCACCAATAGAAGCTCTTCGAGGTAAGAATATTTTAAGCCTTTCCATCCCTTAATTACAGCTTTTACGTACTCTACTAAAAACTTATCTTCATCGAGTTGCTCATCAAATGCTCTTGTTTTACGATTGAACTTTTGAGATAAGACAACGACTTCGTAGTTTTAGCAGTTCTTCTCTTGCTAAGTAGCAAGAGTCGACTGAAAATCCTGGCATGCTAGGATAATCAACTGAAACTGTTTTGCTTGGAGTTAATAAACTCGCTAGTGATACTGATTTGTTTTCTTGTTCTGTCATTCTGTTTCCTGGTTAAATGAGGGGAGGGTTGCCCCTCCCTTCTAAAATTAAGTTACTGTCGGTCCGAGGAAGATAAAGTCTATCTCGTCCGTAGCATCAACTGAGGTTGGTAAGGCATGGAAAGTTGTTTCCAAACTTACGATATCATCAATTGAATGTGTAGGTACTTCAAGGTGGCAGTTGTTTAAATTTGCAACTACTCTTGGAGTATTTCCTGTTCCACCAATAGTAAATGTCAAATCAAATGAATTTGTTATTACTTCAGGTAGATTCAATGATGTCCTCAAATAAATCTGCACTAGATGCACCAGATGAAGGAGTATTTAAGTAACAAGTAAAGTTACCTGATACAGAACGAGTTCCTGTAACGTGTCCTAAAGGCTGGTTTACAATGCCTAGTGTTTCTGGTGTTAAGAAAGTCATATTATTTGAAATAGTAATATTTCCACCAGTTAATGTTAGTGTATAAGTATCAGTCATACCTACATTTGAGAAGGTAAGTGTTGCTCCGTCTGCGATAGACATTGCTGCACTTAGTGTCAAAGTAGTACCTGATATTGCAGCTACAGTTGTACCTGCAGTTACTCCAGTTCCTGAAACAACCTGTCCAACTTTGATTAATGCACTACCATTATCCAAAGTAACAGATGTAGAACTTGAAACTGCTCCGTTAACTGTGTCTGTTACAACGTCATTAGTTACAACTAAATCTGTTAATCTGTTTCTAATAAAGTTGTTAGTATCAGCTGCTGCTGTTCCTTCATAAATAGTTGCAGTTGTCATTGAAGCTTCTTCAGTTATGATTTTACCCATTCCTGACCAATTTGCTGTTGCAATTCCATCAATATCAAAATCAATTGAAACTTCATTTACAACACAACCTGCTATTTTATAAACAGTTGAACTAGCTTTACCACTGCCCATTTCGAAGAATAGGTCAAAGGTATCGAGTGCAACTTTGTTTGAATTAGTAAAAGCTATGTTTGCGTCTGTTCCATCAGCTGTTAAAGCTGTTCCAGATGCGCCTACTGCTCCACTTCCTGCTAAAGCATTCCATAGAGGCTCTTCGACCATGTGATGAGCTACTGCTGAATGTTCACCACCTGATCCTGCTCCACCAGATTTGAAAGGTCTGATGTAGGTTTGAAATGACCATTCTGCAGGAGCGTAAGAATCTGTAAACATTTGTCTAGATCTTCGACTAACACCTGCTGCTGTTGCCATCTCATTCAATGTAACTTCCGTTGCATTGGTTGCTTGAGAGAAACTAAACCCATCTAGTACTGGTATCTTATAGATTGCTCCTGCGCTATCAGTAAGATGGACTAACGTATCTCTCGAGTAATAAAATGTATCTGCCATTTTACATTCTCCTATCTTTGCTTTGAAAAGGGTCGGCTAGAGTATTCTCTGCCTATCCGTTTTCATTAATATTGGACTGTCGCTATTATTTCGCCAATTCCAAAAGGTTCTAAAACTCCTTCGTCTGTATCGATTGAGTTTATCGTTGTTTGTATAGTAGTAGTTGTTACACCTAATCCAGTATTATAACTAATTGGATTATTGTCTTCAATTACTGTTTCCACATCTTCAAGTAACATTTCTAAAGCATCTACTGCATCTTCTTCATTTACATAACATCTAAATGTTAAAGTAAGAAATCTAAATTTTCTCGCCTGCTCCTAGATATTCTCTAGTTTCACTACCTGAATTTACATGAACTGCTGGAAACTCTGCTACTTCGTCCCAAAACAAAAGTCTTGGTGCGGTGCTTGCTACTACAGTTCTAAATTTTCCTGTGCCGTCTATTCCGTCTAATTTTTCTACAAAGGCGTTTACAATGGCACTTCTTCTTGTCGTGTAATCTCTGCTTTGCCATTATACTCTCCTAGTCCTTATGAATCTTTTACCCATTATTTCTTGAGCTACTTCTCTTATTGTATTTCCTATTAATCTTCGAGGGTCTCTACCTGTGCTTCCCATGTGCTCCGCCAGGTTCAAAAGTTTCATAAGGATTTCTTGATAAGTATATTCTATATTTACTCCGCCCTCGTGGTCCAACAAGTGCATTTGTTACTTGTGCAGATTCTCGAAATCTTCCTGTCCTATTATTAAGTGCTGGACTTCCCATATTTTTTAATATTTCATCTGGAAGCACTGCATTAATCATCTCTTTTAATGCTAAGGGATGGCTTGTACTTGCCATATGCTTTGCAGGTCCTGTTTGTTGTTTTACAGGTTTTCTTTTCTTTGTAGCTGCTTTACCTACTACTGCTATATTTAATCCTTGAGCACTTACTTTTGAAAGTTTTGGATAGTCAGCTAAGGCTTGTTTATTTACTTTTACTCTTTTATCTATCTGTCCTGTTTTTGTTCTAACTAATTTATTAAGAATATGTGAAGGTACTGCTGCTAATATATGATCTTCAATACTTGGTGATCCTCTTAGTGCAATTAAATCATAACTTTTCTTTAGAATATTATTTTCGATTTCTCTTGTTATTTTTTTCTCTATTTGCTCTAAAGCTGTGTCTACCTGTTTGCCAAATTTTCCTGCACTTCCTGCATCCCAATCATTCATAGCTGCAGTATATTCTTTACCAACATTGGTATACCTGGTACCAAGTGCAAATTCAATATAGATGATGTTACTCATTTGAAATTTGATTTTTTTACCTTGTCGAGTAGATTTATTTGCACTTAAAACTTCTTGAGGTTCTTTATCAAATCCAAGTTGAAGATCTATCCAATTGCTTAATTGAGTTACTACAACATCATACAAAGCCTCATTGGGAGTTCTTTGATCATATTCATCCATTAAATCTTCAATATCTCCCGCAGGTGATACTTTTTCTCGTGTATCTTTTTTAGCTTTAAGAACTGCTCCTGTAGTTCTTCTGCCTTGTTGACCTCCTGGTGTAGTTCCTCCATGATGTCCATGTAAATCTGACATCATATCTGTTCTATTATCAAGATCTTGTCCTTTAAATTCTTCTAATCTTTGTATTGCCGCACGTTTTGCATCCCGAATCATTTTATTAGCAGTGCTTCCGCCTTTCTGGAATCCAGGGCTACCTCTATGTAATTGTGTAACTATCATGCCATCTGCATTCATAGTTAAATGAAAAGGTACGGTTCCTTGTCTTCTTACAGTATCTTTTATACTTTTATAAAAAGATGCTGCCATTTTTCTTGCAAGCTGACCACTTGTTCCTGTTGCATTTGCATCATTGATTACAAATTCACACCATTCTAAAATATAGTATTTTTTAAAAGAATACTGTTCAAGTCCTAATTTTGCTAATTCAGCTTTTACTTTGTCAGTAATGTCGGTGCCTAAATCTTTTCGTATATACTTCCGTACTTTTGCGAGAGCCACTAGATTATAACTCTATATAAATCAAGTACCTCTTTTATGTGATCTGGAAAGTCTGTGTTATCTCGTACTCCAGATGTTCCTTGATTCTGCAATGTTGCTCCTGCTATTGTTCTTCGTTCTTTATGTTCGTCTTTTAAGTAGTATGTTACTAAGTCAAAGAGTGCTAATTTAAGATCACTTGGAGCGGCACTGTAGCCTGCTCTATATGCTATCTGCACACTTCCCATTCCTTGTGGAAATGCTTTCTTTGCTCCACTCTTTGTTGTTCTTACTATTGCATCTGCGGCTGTATCTACATAATATTCGTAGTCGCTAGTTGCAAGAGTCTCATATGAAGCATCATATGTGCCTCTTTCTTTTACGGAAGTCACACTTACAAGTGGACTTTCGCTGACGATTATAGTACTGGTAAAGTTGTCGTTAACTGAAAAAGTTTCGGTTTTATCACTACTATAATAATCAACAAATGAAGTACCGCAATACTTCTTGGCTAAATTGCTAACTTGTGGTACAATAATAGCAAGGCGTGAATCTTCCTTTGCGTTCACTATCCCCTCTGCATTTTTATACTCTTGTACTGTTATTAAATCTGCCATAATTATTAAAAGTGTGGGGCAATTAAGGCTGCCCCACGAATCCTGTCTAAGCCAATATTAGCTAGCTTTATACATGTAACCCCACTTAGAAGTAGCACCGTTGATAAGATCGGTAAAGCCAATTCTTTGTGAAGCAACTAGTACTCTTCGCTGATTGATTACTTCGTAGTCAGATTCCACGGTTACACCACGTAATCTTGGTAATACAAAGTTTCTAGGGTTGACAGCGATAGCTGCGAATTTAGCTACTGCTGGAGTAGCGAACTCGTCACATAATAGTACTCTTGAACCGAATACTTGACCAATTTCACCACTTAGTTTAGTAGCCATGTCGCCTACTAAGTTAGCATCTTGGAATTCAGCATCCTCTAGTAGTTCGTAATATGTTCTTTGTGAAACAATATAAACTACGTCAGATGGATTAACACCATATTTGCCCATGTTTTTTCTCATTGAAAGAAGTTCTGCAGCTGTAACTGTATCAGAAGCAAAAGCAGTAGCTGACTGTGTATAATCACTGTCATTTCTTGCTAAGTGTAGTAAACCTTCGAAAGAAGCTCCACCAGTACCGAATACGCCATCAGCATCATCACCAGCTAGGATTGAGTTTTCAATTGATCTAGCGTGTGATCTTACCATAGATTCTCTAATTAAAGGAAGAATCGGTAAGATTGCATCTTCTTCTGTTTCATTTCCTAAGAATGATTGAGAAATAAGTTTCTTAGTTGAAAGAGTTCTTTCAGACATAGTAACCCCTGCATCATCACCATAAGTAGCAGATCTCATATCTAAGTTATCATTTGCTACAGCAGACCCTGAAGTAAATTCAGCATAACCAGCTATCTGGTAAGATTGGGATAATCATGTTCGCAGAAGTCATTGGGATTTCTCTAAATAGAGGAGCCAAGACTAATTCGTTTTCGATATCTCTTTCGATGTTTGTTGAAACAACTTGCTCAAAATCAGCAGATGAAACAGCAACACCTGAATGAGTGTTAACTTTTTCCATCAAAGATTTTGCCATTGGAGTATTCCATCCTTGTCCGGTAGCTAGACCTGCAAATTTAGCATCTGTAATGTCTTGCTCGAAGGATTTTTTCCAATCGCCGTTGTTACCTTGTCTGTCAGAGAAATGTCTTTTAGACTCACGAATGTTCATGATTTCTTCAGGACTTCTCAGCAAGTTGTGCTTCAAGTGACTTAACGACACTTTCTAAGTTAGAGTAGTCTTCTTTCACTCTTGACTCAACGTCAGACATTAATTTTTCAGCACCTGTTAATCCAGCTTGGATAACAGTTTTTTGCTCTTCCTGTTTTGCTTCCTCGGAGGCTTTTTGAACTTCAGCTTCTTCAGATGCTTTTTGAGCAGCTTCTTCTGCAGCCTTCTGTTCAGCAGCTTTAAGTTCGGCTTGTTTCATTGCATACTGAGCAACTGCTTTTTCAGCAGCTTCTGCAGCAAATGACTCAAGATTGAACTCTGGGTTGCTTTCAGGAGATTTATTTTCTTTTGACATATTTGTCTCCATTTCCTTGGCTTTCGCCGTACTTGGCTGCTCAATTTCAACAGCGTCTGCTGAATCTTTTAAGTTAGCCTTATAAAAAGTTTGCTTATACTCATTGTATTCGTCCATAGAATCAAATGACTTGCTTAATCCAAAGGTTGCCCCTTGGTTGCATGGCACTGATACTACAGATACTTCAAAAAGCTCTGCGTCCTTTATCTTATATCCATCGGTTTCGGTCATATAATCAGCGTCCTTGACTTTGAAACCAACAGAAAAAGCCCCAAGGACACCGTCTTTAATAAGTTGTGTTACATTATCACCTGCACCTTTTGAAATCTTTGCAGAAATCTCTAGTCCATTGTCTGTAACTTTTAAATCTTTTGCACGACCTATTGGTTTGTCGTAATTATGATTGAACAAAATAATTGGATTACCTTTATAGTTTTCCAATCCACCTTTTGTCCAAGCATCTGATTCGATTATGTCGCCTGCTCTATCAAGAGCGTTAGTGCTAGCAGATCCTTTAATATCAACGCCGCCGTCTTCGGTTTCGCCTAATGTTTTAAAAGTGCTAGTCCAGTGATAAATTTTATTTGACATCTTTCTTCTCCGCTTTCTTGGCTTTAGGAGCCTTTGGGGCGGGAGTAGGTGCTGGAGCTTCTTCAACTACAGCGACTGGATGCCTTTTATTCATAGCTGATAAAACTCTGTTCCAAGATCCAAATGCTCTTCTGAGCAAGTAATCTTTAACAGGTACATCATTACCATGACTTTTATAAGTTCGTAAATCCATTGACTCGACTCCTTCTTCTACAAACCAGTCGGATAATGCTTTAGCCATCATATCTTTTGTCATTTGTTTATTCCTCTTCGCTTGGGGCAGCCTCTTGAGGTCTACCGCCTTCTTCGGGGTTTGTTGCTGAGCCTGCTATATTAGCTGGTACTCTAGGTTCATCAAATCCATCAACTGGATCTTTACCTAAAGCTTCTCTTGCTTCGTTCGGGGACATAATCCCTGTATTTACAAGAGTAGCATAATATGCTGCCTGGTCTCTTAGTTCTGGTTGTAAAGCAGGTATTCCTGTTACATCCTCAGATACTTCAAAACCAAAGTAACGCTCTAACGCATACCCTAATTTTCTTACGATTGGTAAAATTGTTTCTAAATAATAAAGCCTATGATTAGGTCTTATATTTGCATTATTACCGCCGTCTAGTAAAATGGGTGGTATTCCCATTGCTTCTAGTATTATTCTTTCATTTGACTTGATACCTTCTTGGAAATCTAAGTCTTTGAAGTTTACTTCTGTTAAGTTCTCAACTGTTAGTCCGCCATCTAAAAAGAGTGGGCGACGACCGCCAGATTGTGGGTTATATCTTGCAACCCATGCCTGTAACATTCTTTCTTTTATCTTCTCTGAAAGTGTGTTTGGTGATTTTAGTACTAAACCTGGAACTGCTCCGTTTTTGAAGAAGTTATCTTGGAAGGTTCTCATACTTGATAAAAGCTGCATAGTTCTAAATGCTGGCTTTAATCTTGGTACTCCTCTATAAATGGAGTTAAAACTGTTTTCTTTAATATGTATAATCTCACTAGGACTATAATCTATGCTATTTTCGTATGTATACTTTGAAATGAAAGTTGCGGCATCAGTTTCTATTCTTACTTTATCCGCTGGTAAATGATAAAGATGCGCTCCATCAAAATATATAAAGATGTTTCCATCTATCATCAAGTCAATAATTAAGTTTCTTTTAAATGAATTAATATCCTGAAAAGGGTTTGGTTCTCCTATTAACTAAAATATCAACTTTTGATCTTCTAATATTTTTTACAATATTACTAGTTCCTGGAGTTTGATTTCCAAGAGTATATGGTATATCTGCAACATCGTCAACTATCATGTTGACTGCTCTATTCACTATTTCTAGTTGTTCATATGCATTTCTATAATTAGTAACAACTTCACGAGAGTCTACTGTTAGACCTTCGTTTCTAGAAATAACATATTGGGCAGGGTTGAGTTTTTCCTCAGTTTCGGGAGTTCTACCTAATAGTCTATCGTACCATGCCATGTTGTTTTTCTCTCTGAATCTCGACCCATTTGTTTTGTTTCTCTGCAGTAATCAATTTGGGTCGTTTACCATAAATCGAGTGTAGTCTAAGATGATGCTTGTGACAGAGAGTTACCGTATAATCATACACTTTGTCATAATTTTCATCAATAAAGGATTCTCGAAGTGCTAGTATGTCTTGTTCCTTCTCTATAATTATCTTTTTCTGTTTTAACCAAGTTTCTAGTAGTTCGGTCAATCCATAATAATGATGAAAGTCTAAATGATCTGTGTCGCCACAGATATAACAATTATTTGATTTCTTATATTTTGATTTAGCTTTGTCTCTCACATATTTAACTAAATCTCTTTTTAATTTCATATTTCTACTCTTAATTAGAATTATACCAAAAACTTACATCAAATGTCAAGAACTGTTTTTAACAGGTCTTATTAGAATGTAGTGATATTGGTTTCAAATGAATAGAGTGCGTATCGTAAAGCATCAGCCATGTGAGATGCCATGTCATGTTTTGGCTTTTCTCTCATTAAATTAGGATTTGGATCCCACTGATACTGGTCTAAACACATTTGAGCTTCTTTGCATTTCTGATCAACCATAAGCCCATCGTTATCGACTATGCCTGCTACATGCCCTATTCCGTCTAGTACTGACTTTTTTGCATTGATAGTACTAATATCATAGTTTTGTGCAAAGTCATATCTTGTTTGTTGAGCAGCTGAATCAATGTAGATATAATCTATATCCCATTTTTCTATTAGCTTTCTTATTTCAGCCGCATGTTGTTCTGTTGTTCTTTCCGAATTATAATACTCATCAACTAAGTAATAAGTTGAAGTATCCCAGTCATAGGCAACAACACATAATGCTGTTGGGTCTTTGTAACCAACATCCAACCCTGCAAATACATCGAGCTCTCGAACATCTAGTTCGGAGAAGTCTCCAGTACATTTTTCATGGTTAAATTTCCATATCTGTCCTTCAAATACATTAAAGTCTGCCATATACTCTTGATTAAATTCTGCTTGGGACATTGTTTTCTTGGCTTCGATAATATCTGCATCTGAAACTCTTGGGTTTTCATGATATGTTGCTTTTATACTACACCACTCTGGAAACTCTTCTGACCAGCCTCTGTAGTAGAATTCTGCAAAATAGTTATTTCTACCACGAGGAGTAGATATAAAGATTGCTTTTGAATTTTCTTTATCTAGTGTAGGTCTGAGTGCAACATTGAAAGCATCTCTGCCATCTGTTAGTGCTGCTTCATCGAATATAATGAGATCATAGCTTCTACCAACTACTGAGTCTACCTGATTGATAGAACCCATTCGTATTGTAGAACCGTTTGATAGTTCAATAACTTTATCTTTTGCGTTGTCTCGTGTTACCTCTAAGTCAAAATGCTTGATGAGATTTCTCTGTAAGTCAAATGAGATTTGAGATAATGAGTAATTTGGAGACATAAGTAGTACATGTGAACCAGGTACTAAACAGGTTAGCTGTCCTATAATGTTGCTGATATATGTTTTTCCTTGTCGTCGTGATACTGCTGCACAGACAAAACGATATTTAGGATTGTTGATTGCATTGATGATTGCAGTCTGGGAAGTGTTTGGTGTGACATTGAGTAAGTTAAGATACCCTTCAATAGGTAGCTTTATGAAACGATGTTCGGGATTCATGTCCATTAAGTAGTCTTGCACTACATCGGAACGACTTATTTCAATCAATGTAAGGTCTCTTTTTCAAATAGGTTAAAGGGATCGTCGGAATCAAAGAGTCCGTGTTCTTTTGCAAGTTGTAGAAGATATAGGTAGCCACCACATAAATCGATAATTTCACTTTCAGCGTCAGATGGAGTTATTCCATTCACTTGTCGTGTTTGAAGTTTCTTGAGAACTTCTGCGGCATGCAGGGATAACCCTTCTAACCATACTGCTCTTCGATCTATTACTTTTGGTACTGTCATCCTTTCCTTCTTTTACTTCCAAGTTGTCTTTTCTGGGAGCGAGGTGGTCTTTTCTTTGAACCACCTTTACCTGCCCAAAATACTTTGTTTGCCCAATAGGCTGCGGAAGATTTTCCTTTAGCGATATTCTTTCCATGTCTCGCTTTGAAACTTCGTCGTGCTTCTGGACTATAATTATGTCCCATGCCTTGCGCTCCAAAGCGAATGATTTTCACTTTGCCACCGACTCTTACAGCTACAACTGCTTTCTTTGTTCGGTGCTTAGGAGTTCTTTTCGGTTTATTTAGTCCGCTTAGTCCTGCCTTTTTTAGCCTTGCTTTTTCTGCTGTCGTTAGTGCCATTGTGTATCATGTTTACGACTTTACTAAGTCGTCCTGCTTTCATAAAGTTATGAAAGTCTCTGTGAATAATATTTATCTTCTACGTAGTATTCGACCTGCACCTTTTTTGCCAAATCTAGCCCTTTTGGGGTTGACTGTTTTGCCGAATCTTGGTCCGATTGCTTTCGGGGCAGCTCCGTAGAATCCACCTGGAGTGGACATAGGAGTCTTTGTATTAACAAAAGTTCCTGCAGCTGCATTGAGGTCTCTAGTTAGTCCTCTTTTTAGTTTATGTTTAGCTAACTTTGATGTACCATGTACACTAGGTCCGCTAAGAAATCCGCCTTGTCTTGCCATTTTCTTTTCCTAAACAGGCTAAGCCTGTTCCGTCCCATTTTTTAAATGAGTTTTTAATAATTCTTTATTATTTTTAGTGCGTGGTAAATTTAATAAGCTACGAAGTTCTTCACTCCACGCTAGTCTTTGTTCTATAGCTTTTTTGAATTTAAGCGACATCCTTACTATTTGTAGAATCTCGTTTGCAGTTTCTCGTCTGTCCATGCTAGTCCTTATATGACTTAGCTAATGAATTTTAGCTTTTAGCTTTTTGCTCGGCTTCTATCAGTTTATCTTTGATATCCACTTCGCCGTCCCAGTTTTTATCTTGTCCTGAAACAATGTTCACAAATTGTGTCCATTTAATCTTTAACCATTCTACCATTTTCTTCCTCGAATTGTTTTAATAATTTATAATAATTTTCCCGAAACTCGCCTTGAGAAATTCTTTGAAGAGCCCAGTCAGCAAACTGACGTTCTTTATCTCTTACCTCGTCTAGTTTTTCTTTTTGCGATTGTTCGAACATTTGTTGGTTTACCTCTCACTCCTTGTCTTACTGCTCGTTTTCTACGAACAGCAGATTTCTTTTGAGCTTTACTCATAGTTCTCGCACGAGCTAAAGGTACACATTTAGGGTAGCCTTTTCTGGAAGTTTTTGCTTTTCCTCTACCACAAGGTTGATATTTGCCTTTCTTTTTAGGACGACCAATATCCACCCACTTTTCTTTGAACCATTTCTTTAATCCTAACCCATATTTTCTTGCTGCTTTACGAGCTGCAGATGATTTTGTATATACATCTTTTTTCTTTATATAAGTTTTATGTTTTCGTTTATTAACCACGGCGATACTTACCGCCTCGTTTTTTATACTCTCGTACAAGCCATGCATTTGCATAGGCACTAGGATAAACTGCAAACTTTCTTTTAGCTGCAGATTTCACTGTAGCGTATAATCTAGAGTTAGTAGGAATATTGCGTTTCTTTTTTGTCGCTTTTCTTCTTCTTTTTCTAACTGCCACTTTGTTTCTCTCTAAGTTCGGTTAAGAACGCTCTGTCTTGTTGAATGACTATAGGTTGGCTAGTCTGTCTATGACCGCCTTTAGTAAATTTTGGATGTGACCAAAGATACTCACATGAATTCTGTTCGTTATTTCTATATTCTACGAACTTATCTAATTCATCAACTGACATGTTTGTTAAATATACTACTGCATCGTAGTTATCCATGCTCCAGTTTTGTTCAGTTCTTGCCACGTCTTTTCTTCTTCTTAGGTCTTCCAACCTTTCCGCCGTAAGTTCCTTTACCGTAAGGCATACTCTCTCCCTATGTCCAACGAGGGGGTTCCTCAGGACACTCTGCCCATCTAATTTTTGTTTTGAGGGGCATAAAACAATTACAAACTTTGCATACCTTCCACCTTTTATCTAGGTTTGGGCATTCTTTGCAGATCTTATAGCGTTCCTCATGGGAAAGCTTTTTCTTCATCTCAGTTTTTTAGGTATTTTTTGTCTGCGTTGTCGTCTTAAGTTAGTCTTTCTAGCCATGAGCATTTTTACTCTTTTAGAAAGTTCTTGAGAAGGTTCTGCGCCTTCTCCTTCAACGACTTTTGTTGAATCTGTTTTCTCAACTGCTTTTTTCAAAGCTTCTTCTATGCTATTCGCCATTTTTAAATCTGTTAAGTGCTATTTCAGCGTTTTCTTCTTTAGTAAAACCATGCTTTTGTCCTTCCCATTCAAAATAGAATAATCCGTCATCTCCTTTTGAAATAACTCCATCTCCTTTTTTCTTGGTTTTTGATGCTTTTACGTCTTTTGTTTCGTATCCTTTTATCATACTTTTTCCTTTAACTGTGCATCATTACTATTGTTCCAATAGTAGATACACCTCCTAATATTAGAGTGCCTGCGACTCCAATCATTATTGATTCGATTCTATTAATTTGTTTTTCAACATCTGCAAATTTATTAAACGCAGTTTTCCATCTTTCTGCACACACAGCTTCATGTTTCGCTAAATCTGCAGCGACTTCGTTAAGTTCCATATTGAATTCCCTAATATTCTTGAAGATTTTTCTTCATATGTTCATAATTATATCAAAAGTGAGCAGAAGTGTCAAGTACTATTTTCTGATGGTGTATATTTTAACTGGTTCCGACTTGCCTTTTACCGTTACTTCATCTAAGAACTCGTAGTCGTATCCGTCAACTAAACTGTACTCAGATATGACAAGATCGACATCGTAGTTTTTACATGAGGACTCTAATCGGGCAGCTAAGTTTACAGCATCTCCTAAGACAGAGTAATCAAAACGACTACTACTACCAAAGTTACCAACGACGCATAAGCCAGTATTAATTCCTGCTCCTGTATTAATTTGGTCAAGATTTTCTTCTTTAAGTTTTTCATTTAATTCTCCTAGTGCCTCGCGCATCTCGAGTACACACTCTGTAGCCTTTCTTTCTTGATCATCGATGTCAAGTGGTGCGTTCCAGAAAGCCATAATACAGTCTCCCATGTATTTATCTATGGTTCCGCCATGTTTTAGTATGATTTCTGTTTGATTATCCAAAAATCGGTTGATTAATTTTGTAAGACCTTGCGGGTCTTTTTGGTATTTTTCAGAAATTGGTGTGAATCCTCGAATATCTGAAAAAAGAAAAGTGAGTCGTTTCGTCTCCCCACCCAATCTCAGCAATGTTGGGTCCTCCTGTAATTTTTTCACGAGGTCTGGAGATACATACGTCCCGAATTGTTGTTTAATTTGTAATCTCAGCAAATACTGCGTAATAAAATTACGGAAACTTTCAATACTCCAGAATAAAAACCAGATTATGATAAGGCCTGTGACGTCAAACAAGTAAGAAGATTGAAACAAGTACCAGGCGCCGAACATTGAACCACCAATTAGTGAAAATATTACAGGCGCACTAATGTAAATGGATGAAACTGTTAAGGCAACAAGTAATAAGCCGAGTGTAAGGCCAAGTAACTCTCCTGCTGGAGCCCAACTAGGGGTAGAAGGAGCAGAACCATTAATAAGATTATGTAAAATATTTGCTTGAACTTCATGTGGGTACTTTAAACCTGCTGGTGTTGGAGTTGGGTTAACTACACCCTCTGCTGTTACTCCAAAAATAACAAAAGGTGCATCTATTGGACTCTCTAAAAACTCTAATCCTGTTTGTTTGTAGAATTTTGTGTTCCAATCTAAAAATATTCTAGCGTTTGCATCTGTTTTCATCAAAGGGTAGCTAGGAACCCTTATCCAATCAATACCTTCTTGTGTTGTTTTTAGCTGGTACGAAGGATCGTTTACTGCGAGTCTTAAGAGTTCCAAGGCGAAAGCTGGGTAAAGTTTTGACTGCACGTTTACGACTAGGGGAATACGACGAGTAACCCCGTCTATCTCCGGCGTAGCGGTTACTAGCCCTAGCCCCTTTCTGCTTAACTCCAGAATAGACTCTGTACGTAAAATTCCTTGGTACTCGTATAGCCATGGTAATGGATCCTCCCCTAATTGGGCTGTGCCTACATGTAGGCCTTGCTCGGTTGATTGTGCCGAAGCTGCAGATGCTAATACTGTTGGTATTTTACGCATAGCACTGCTAAATAAAGTGTCATTTTCTTTGCCTCGAATATCTGCATCGGGCATTAAGACTGTAATTCCTGGAACTGCATTTGTTTTTTGTATTAGTTCCGCATATAAACTTCTTGGTAGTGGATATCCTTCGTAAGCTTTTACTAAGTCTTCATCCAAATCTACAATAAGTATATTTTCATTTTGTACTGGTTCAGTAGACATGATAAGAGTATCATACCCTTTCAACTCTAAGTATTGAAATGGATATGGATTCCAAATAAATAAAGCAACTAATCCAGTTGCTGTAAGTAGTCTTATCATTGTTGCCTTATAATTATATTAGATGTTCCGCCCTTATTAATAGTAATAAGGTACTCTTTTCCATCTTGTGAAATAGTAATATTTGTACCTGCTTGTGAGTCTACAACAACTTTTGCAAAGTCATTTACTTGTCGTTGTACACTTACTGTTTGTGCGTCTACAATAGTAATAATCTGTGTGTTTGGATCTTGTCCAATTATTGTTCCCTCGATCTCTGTTTTCCCAACTGCGACTGGTGCTTTCTTTTCGTTTCCTTCTCTTAGTTTGTCGAGTTCTTCTATAACTTCTAGTAAATCTTCAAAGAAGTTAACATCTAAGAAATTAATATCGAGTTCTGTAAATTCTAAATCTTCTTCTGCTAATACATCTTCGTTGAGTAGATCAATATCAAGATCATTAAAGTCTAAGAAGTCTGCTGTTTGTACATTATTAATATCTTCTTCAAAGACCTCTTCTTCTGGAGGTGTAACAATCAACATATTGTCAATTAAGTCTAATGTAATATCAAGTGTTACTGGTTCTGCTGGGGCGGTTTCCCAGACGGATGTGGTGGTACTTTCATATGGTTTGTTAAGAATGACCAGTCCCGCTGCGGTCTCCACTGTAATCTCGCCAGATGATATCCCATTGATATCAGGTAAAAGAATAACCAAGCTACGACCCAACTCGTCAACAGTAACAGTAAAGTCAGTTCCTCGAATACCGATTTGAGAAGTCGGAGTTTGAATTTTAATATTTTCTTTATTAATTCCACCTATTTTTCCTGTAATAAATCTTGCAGTTCCTGAAGCAAATGTGAGTCCGATTTTAGACTTAGAAGGATCTGGATCAAATATAACTTCGTCAAGTATAAGCTTCGAATGCTCAGTAAGACGAACAACGCTGTCATCAATAAAAGTAAGCCCCACCCGACTATTAGCAGTTCTAACGTCGTCATAAGATTCTACTCCTAGTTTTAATTCAGCTGTAAGAGATTCGCCCGATCTTTTGATCTGGGCGTCTCCCTTTAATTCGCTAATACTGCCTATATCAGCAGCTTGTAGATGTAGCGTTATCAGACTGATAAACGCAAACGTTCGCATTTGCACTACTTGTACCACTCGTTGTCATTTGTAAGTTTAAGTAATCGACAGCACTTGTTGACTGTTGATCAATATTATAGTTAACATAGTCTCCATCTTGGTCTAAGATAAAAGTATGCCCTGTACTACCAGATGCATATCCGTCTGCATCGTAGTTTAATGTTCCGTTGTCTCCATTAACATCTACCTCGAAGGTAACGTTATCAGAGTCGATAGTATTAATCCAAGTATTATAATCACCAGTAATAACTGCATCATAATCTAAGTTTGCTGCGGTGTCTGTGCCTGCAACAGTAACTGTTAAATCAGAATTACTACCTGTAACCGTAACATCCATCTCACCATTATCAGAAACATTACTTCCATCTGCATCATATTGAATATCAAATTCATTGGTACTACCAGTAAATACAAATTTACCAGTGAAAGTAGAAGAATCAATATCTCCTCTAAATATGTTGTTATCCCCAATTTGGTCAATATCAATAGTCTGACTATTACCAGTTAATTTAAAGTCACTCACAGGGTTTGATCCTGAGGCTGCTTCATTACCTTCAACTTCATTTCCTGATCCAATCTGATCGATTTCTATTTGAGCGTTTGTACCACTCTGTGTTATAAATACTTCATTGTCAGCTGCGCTTGCAAAGATTGTAAATACTGCCATAAGTATTAATATTAGATTAGCTCCCACTAATTTCATTTTCTTCCCCTATTAGTACTGTTTCCCAGTACCCTCTTTTCTCTCCTTCGTAGATTATTTCTAAAACTCCAGTCTCTAAAGCTTTTTGAAGTGCGATAGTTACGCTTTCGTTCTTCGTCACTCCATTCTCAACTTCAACTAGTTCAGTTCCGAGTTCTATAAATCTAAACACATCCTGTGATACTCCGACCGAGAGAATGGTCTTTGTAACAAGTGTTTCCATAAGAACCTCTCCGCTACTAACAGATACAACTCTTATTGAAATAGATACGGTATCTTCACGATATTGTTTCTGTGCCCCAATACCTAAATATCTTGCTCCGATACCTCCTGTTTTTAAATTGGTGTCATATCCAATAACACCACCAGTAAATATTAAACCTGCAAACAATAATGGTAATACAGGTTCTTTTTCATCCAAACTATTTCTAGTAGAACGAATTAGTTGTCTTTCTTTTGTAAGATGATCTAACCCAGCTCTTTCGACAACTTTAAAGAACTTTCCTTCTCCTGCGTGTTTTACTGCTCTTAGTAATAAACTTGCAGGATCCATTGTTACTGCTGTACTAAACAATGCAAAAGTACTATTACTCTTTCTTTGACCTGTTAAGTCTGGAAAGCTGTATATCGCTACAACAGGTGCAGGATTACTTACTCTCTTAATATTTGTAAGTTCAGCATTATGTAAAGTACTAATTACAGCACCTTTTTCAACAGTAGTATGTCTGTTATTATTTATAAAATCTCTGACATCCTTTCCAGGAGTCAGCATACAGCTAGCCGTCAGAGTCGAGACTAAAATCGCCGAAACTACCGATTGGTATAATGATTTCTGTAACATTCCCTTCCTCGTCTGTAACTTTGAGTGTAACTGTCACTCCGTCGCTGCTATATTCTATTATATTTCCTTCTAGTTCTATGACACCTGCTGCCTCTGTTCCTATTCCATCTGCGAATAGATTGTCTACCAAGTCTCTACTAAGTTGTGAGTAAATTCTTGATTCTAAGTTTTTCATAAATCTAGCAAGAGTTGTATTCTGTGCATCTCTTTCTAAATCATCAAGTGCTGCTTGCGCGGCTGCTTTAGCATCATCCTTTCTACTTGTTTCCTGATTTTCTATAGTTAGATAGTGTGCGGAAACACCTTGTCCATTGAACGAAGGGCTTTTAAATTTATGTACCATTTCATCTGCAAATAGTAACTGGTTTAATCCAAAGCCGATAAGTGCGGCTAAGACTATCCATTTGATTGCAGTTCCCATGCCACTTCCAAAATCGTCTTCTTTCATGCTCCTAAATATACCTCTGCTAGTTTGCCGATAGTTCCAAAAACTATAAAATAAATTAATACTATTTTAGCATCGCTCATTAGTTTCCTTGTGTTACCGATACTGAGCAACCTCCTACAGTTACACAGTTTTGTGTTAGACTATAAGATTGTGCAGTATTACTTTGTTGTGTTAAATTCAATGTTGTTGGAGAAGTGCCTGTTAGAGTAATTGTTCCTGTATGTGCTGCATACCCTGTCTGTTGTACATTTACACTATTCTCATCAGTACGTGAAGTCATTGTAAAAGTTTTAACTCCATCAGTATTCTGATTTACCCAAACTTCATTATCGTCTGCATAGATGTAAACTGTTGCGGTGTGTCCACTCCATACATTTGCACTTCCATTTCTTTGTACTCCAGCAACTTTATTATCGTCTCCATGAATGTCTAAGTTGAGTTTTGATCCTCCACCTTCATCGCCGTCATGTCCAAAAGTAGTATCATCTATATCATCTAACATACCACCTTGACCCCAACGAACTGTATTATCATTTCCTAAAACATGAAAACCAACATCACTTTTTGCACAGTTAGAACCTCTTGAACAATACTGATAAAAATGAAGTGAGTTATTATTTCCGTCTAAGTCTCCACCCCAAGTTGCTCCTGATCCCCAGTAGTCAATCCATGATACTTCATTATTACTTCCCCACTGATCAATGTCAAGTGAGTTACTCGTACCATCAATAGAAAGGTCTACTTTATTGATTGTTCCTGCAACTTGATCAATTTCCATTTGCATGTTTGCTCCTGCTTGATCAATATGTACATGGTTGTCGTCTGCTTGTAGGCTACTTGCGATTAGTAGTATCAGTACGCTTTTTCTCATTTTCTTTCATCTGCAGTATAGTATTTACTTTTTGTTGCAGCCTGATCATATCGTTGTCTAACATTCGTATTTGATCTATAAGTTTGATTAGTGCAGTATGCATATTCGTTATTGCTGGGCCGATAACATTTATCATCGTGCTCCATACATAGTATACGAAATATCCTAATCCAACCATTGCTACGATTGGAAATCCGAACTCTGCTATTAATTCTGCCATTAACTAAATCTCTTTTGTATATATTTAAAAATACTGTATATTGTCAATCCGTAGAAAGCTAATACAGTCATAGGCAAAGCAATGTATGCTAGTTCCCAAGGACTTAGAAAAAGTGTTTGCCATATAAAGTCTATAGCTGCTTGAGCATCTCCTGTTGGTTGAGTATCATAAAGTGAACTATCAACGTCATAGTCTTCCACTATTTCCCACCATTCGTCTTCTGTAAGACAAATATATTCTTCAGGACATTTAATCTCTTCTGACATCTATACTACCATCCTCTACAAAGTTCTCTGCTCTTGCGATTCTATCTAAATCTGGATTTAATTCCAAAGCTGCGCTCACACTAGTATCTAGTCTGATCATGTCGTTATTCATTGTTTTGATTCTTGTTACAAGCATTTCACAAAAGCCTTGTAGAGTTTTGATTCTCCCTACAACTCCATTCATGATTTGTTGCATAATGATAAAAATAAAGAAACCCATAAACAGTGCTCCTGCAATAGGTGCTCCAACATCTGCAATCAGTTGAAATGCAGTGTTCACTTACTTTTTATCGTTGAGAAGCTTCTTCATAAGCTCCCCATAGTTTCCTTGCCCGAAAGGCATCTCGCCGCTGTTAATCTGTACATTGTTTTGTGTTTTGATTGTGGATGCTCGTGCTTTTTCTAATTCAGTTTGCGCTTTGAGTTCATCCATCCTAATCTTATGTGCCATGCCTACTAGATCAGCTAAATCTTTGCTGGTGTACACTTCACTCTCCTCTGCTTCTTCCATCTTCTTATCAATAAGTGTGTCTAAAGTTTCTGCGAGTTTAAAGCGGTTTCGATATCCAGTATCCAGGTAGACTTGATCAACGTATGCTTTAACTTCTCTTTTAGCTAAGTACTCCGATGCCTTGGCTTCATCGATTTGAAGTCTGCTACAGACAGCGGGAATACTTCCGAGTTCTAAGTAAGCATTAGCGATTTCCAGTCCTTCTGGGCTGATTCTTGTAGATATTTGATTCTTTGCCATATGTGAATTATAACAAAAAGTAACATCGGTGTCAAGTTATATTTTTGTATGCATCATTATGATGCAAAGTTTTGCGTCTTTTTTGACCTTTCAAAATTTCTCAAAGTTGTACGTGCGGAGGGGTGTGAGCGATAGAGCAGAGGGAAGTCAACTAACCCCCCTCTATGTGTGCTAACAGATTAAAACAATTCTTTCATTCTAGTTTTCTTAAAGCGTTCCTCTTTTTGCCATTGCTCATAATGGTTTAATTCCATATTGAATACAGGCACTTCTGAGAACAAAGATTTTAAAAGCATTTTATTTTTCATTTGCTTTTGACAATCTTTCCAATCTTTACCCTCTATTCTGTCATTCCCTAGATTAAATATAATCATACCATTTCTCCTGCGTCATAAGACGCTGTTGCGAAATCCTCAATTTTTGTTGTTAAGGTATCTCTTTGCTCTGCTGTTAAGCCAAGCGTTAAAACATAATTCTGATAAACTTTTC